TGGCCTGCATTGCCCTCTTTGCGCACCAGGCTGGTGCCATCGTGCACCCAGGGGCCGGTACCGCTGCACCAGCCTGAGCCGATCCAGTTGCAGGCACCCCACACCCACCAGCCCGCGATGCGGGCGTCAAAGTAGGCTGGGTCTGCGTAGAGCTTTTCGGTCATGTCTGCGCGCTGGCGCACCAGCCACGAATGGCGGGCGAACAGGTCTACCTCGTTCACGGGCCAGTCTGCGGCATGGGCCACGGCGTCGGGGTCGTGCGCAATGGCGCGCCAGAAGTTGGCCACGAAGCCGTCGAAGTCGTTGATTGTTTCGATGCGGGCAACATCGGGCGGCGCGGCCAGCAGCATGGCGGAGCTGCCTGAGAATGGCTCGACGTAGTTATCCACCCGTCCGAAGGCGGGCCATACGGTTTCAGCGGCTTTTCTTTTTCCGCCGAAATAGGGGAATGGAGCTTGCAATGGTTGCATATGGCATTAAAAAGCCCGCTGGTGCGGGCTGGGGTGTGGGGTTAGCTGATCGCCAGCCGGGTGCCGTGCACCAGCCTTGCGCCTGGCACCTCGTGGCCTTCTTTGATGGCCCTGGCAATCGCGGTTTTGTCTGGCGCTGGCGGTGGCGCTTCGGGTGTGCGCATGTACTCGGCAGGAATCAACCCGGGTTCGTACACGTCAACGCTGGGAGGCTTGGCTTGGATCGCCAATTTGAAGTAAGGGCATTCGATCTTCTGCACTTCGGCGGTTTCCATGCAGCCCTGCACGTAGTCGAGAAGATGCCTTGCCCGGTTCTCGATAGCCTTGCGGCGCTTCGCCATTTGCTCTTCGGCGTCCTTAATGGCCGTGGCCGTGGCTTGCAGGTTGCGGGCGTACATCACCACGTTCTGCGCCTTCACCTCCAGTTCGCCGGACATGGCATCCAAGGTGTCTGTCACGACCTCGGCGGGTAGGTCAAGGTCTGCCAGACGGTGCGCGTCATTGCGGTACGTGGCCGCGATTTCGTAGAGCGTGGTCATGGTCAGAAAGGAATATCGGACCCGTCATCCAGGCCGTCGAAACCAGACGATGCAGGATGGCCGGCAGGTGGGCCGCCGAATCCATCATCCTGGCGCGGTGCTGGCTGGCGTGCGCCCTTTAGTGGGCGATGGCGCAACCCTTCGACCATCTTTGTCAGCAGCTCGGGCTGGGTTTTCTTGTCCAGAATCTCGCTGGCCGTCAGTTCGGTGCTGGGCTGGAATACGTTTTTCAGCACCATGCGGGTGCCCAGGCTGCCGTCTTTCTTCTCGTAATCCTCCGTCTCCAGCAGAACACCAATGGGCTTGTGCAGGTCTGGAAACACCGTGCCGTCTTCGACCACTTCTTTCTTCGTGTCGAAGTCGTAGCGCGTGACCTTACCGGGGGCAGGTTTGATGCCGCGCAGTTGCAGGCAGGTCATGATGGCCATGAGAGCATCGTAGCCCTGGTAGCGGTCCCCATTGGCCCCGGTGGTGTAGATGGCGAGATTGGCTTTTTGCCCGCCCTGGCTCTTGAAAATGAATTCAATGCCGCGCCCGCCTTTCTTGGTCACTACGTCTTTGGCTTGGACGAATTCGCCCACGTATTTGCCGATCTCTTTGATGGTTGCGCCTGCGGTGTCTGCGTGGCGTGCGGCTTGAACGTCAAGTGTGTACATGGTGTGCTTTCTTTCAGTTGGTGGTTTGCAAGTCGTAGTAGCTGTAAATGGCCGCATCGGCTGCTGCCAGATCGTTTTCAATGTGCTCGTCTTCAAACAAGCCCATCGGCGTTTTCACCGTGTCGGCCCCGCTGTTCCTGGTGCTGAACAGGTATTGACCATTGATGACTGCGGTGCGCAACACGATGGTCAACAGGCCTTCAATGGTGATCTTTTCGTCCAGCAGCTTGCCGATGGTTTTGGCCTTAATGCGGCCCGCGTCGTCCTCCTGGGTGTGCCCAAGGATGTAAACGCGCTTGTCATCGGCAAGCTGGCTGGCCGCCATGAGAATCGACCATGCGTTGTGGGCGATCTCGTTGTATTTGGCGAACGCTGCATTGCCTTGTTCCTTGTCCAGAACGCGGCGCATGAACTCGTTTGCCAGGATGTATTGGAAGTCGTCCAGCACAATGACACTACACTTCATGCCCTTCATCAGCTTGATGATGGTTTGCGCTTGGTCGGTCACAAAGACATTGCCTGTGGGCGTCTTGTCCTTGTCGAAATAGGCCCAGCCGCTAGAACGGAAGGGCAGCGGCTTCTTCACTGCCTGAATCAGCAGCGTGTGTTCCGGGTCGAGGTTGCGAAGGCTGGCTGTCTTGCCGGTTCCGGACTGCCCGAGGATCATGCAGGCTATGGACATTTGTTTTTCCTTGGTCGTTGGTCAGTAGGTGCGATTGGTCGTTTTCGATCTGGGCGCATGCGACGGCTTCGTCGCAGCTTTCTTGGAGCATTGGGTGCATCACACTCCCCTCACTTGATGGTTGTCGTAAATCGTCTTCACGGGCCGTTTCAGCCCGCTCTTTTGCCCCACATGCCAGCCTCCGCAGTGGGCGCAGCGGTACGGTGCAAGGGGCGTTTCTGTGCGCCTGCGTGCGCGCTTTGCTGATTCCGTGGCGGTCTTGAGCGTGTGCACTACTTTTCCGCTCGGGCATTCCATGTCAGCCCCTTTTGATGGCCCGCCAGGCCACGCGCAAAGCCACTGGCAGCGGGTTGCACTGGCGATAGAGGCGGTACGTCGCCCAGGCTATGGCGATGCGGGTTTTCATGCGGCACCTCGCTGGCGTATGGCTGTTGCGGCCCTACTGCCGTAAATCTTTACGCCTGTCGGTATGTGCGTGTCGCACACGGTGGCATTCGCAGTCAGAGCGCACGACTCGCGCTCTGCTGCTGCGACAAGGGCGGCGAAGCGCTCAAACAAGCCAATCAAATGATCGGAGCCATCCATGTTCAGGCCCATGTCACCTGAGCCCGCCTCTTTCGCCGTGGCAATGATCTCGTCGCGCGTCATTTCGCTGCCACTTCCACGGCGCCTGATTTCTTGCCACGGGTCGTAAAGCACTGCACGGTGCTGTCCGAGATCCATTCATAGGCGCTGTTCGGCCCGCATGCGTACTGCGCTGCCGTGTCGCGCCTGCGCTGCTGCTCTGCTTCACTCAGGCGCTGCTCAATCTCTGCGGCCTGCGCGTGCTCTGCGCTGTGGTCTGTCATATCGAGGTGCTGGGCCGCGAAGAATGCAGCGAAGATGGCGCAGACAAACAGGCCGGTTCCGATGTTGGGGCGGGGGTTTGTTAGCATGCCGCCTCCCTTGCTTTGAGCATGGCGTCTGCCATTGCGTATGACCATGCAGCGATCTGTTTTGGATCGCCACTGAGGCTGGCCGAATCTTCCCCGAGAAAGTAGAGGCGCATCGCCTTCGCTGCGAAGTAATCGCGCAGGTGCATGCCGTTGGCGTCGCTACGACTTGTTCCGCCGTTGTTGTGTGTCGTCATGCTGGCTCCTCAATTTCACGCGGCGCTTTGACCGCTGCAAGTTCGATGGCTTCCACTTCGTCGTCCGTCAGGCGGTCGGCAATGTCCACCCCCCGCAGGTAGGCGCTGTACAGCGTGGCCGTGTCGCGCTGCCCGCTGTCCGGGTCGCCGCGCTCGCCCTCCAGGTGGCAATCCAGCGGCCCCAATTCAGGGTGCTGGAACGTGTAGGCAAACTGGCCCTTCGGGGGCCGTGGCGCGTCGTACAGCGTCAGCTCGGCGCGTAGCTGGATGCACATCGCTTGCCAGCGCTTTGCATCTGCTGGCGGGGCAATGCCTGCCAGGGCTTGCTGAAAGATGGGGTGCACGTTCTGCATGGGCTTCTCCTTCGGAAATGAAAAAGCCCCGCATTGCAGGGCTGTGTGTGAAATATCTGCTGCCAGATATTTGGGGATAGTTGATAGCCAGCGCGTACCTTGCGGCAGAGGCGCTGGGCGAATTGAAGATGGCGCCGCAGTTGCTGCGGACGGCAGAATCTCGAACCTCCGGGTTTCGGTGCACCTCCGCCCTTCCTGTTATCTGCCTTCACGTCGTTGGCCGCCCCGGGAACCCCCAGAGCATTGCGCCTCACCATCAAATCGGCCTGCTGCATCCCCCGCACATCCGGTGCGTGGTCGCGCCCGGCAAATCGAGAGAGGGCTTTTTGGCGCGCGGCTTGATCGGAGCAGCGCCAACAGGCCGATGTGATGGCCCCGGACTACTCCGGGCACTCCCGGCCCCTGGTGTAGGGGCGGGGTGGGGTTACCGCTCGATGGCGGTTTGCGTTAAGCCGCCAGCCGCTGCTGCAACGTCGCTCTGCCATTCGTCGCTGTACT